AAGATGCTATTGTACATTATTCAAAACTATTAGGAGAACGTAAATGAATAGAATCAATTGGACATCATATTTTATGGGTATTGCAAAGGTGGTTGCCCACAGAAGTCATGATATGCACACTCAACACGGCTGTGTTATTACAGATAGAGACAACCATATCTTATCAACAGGGTATAATGGTTTTCCTAGAGGTGTAGATGATAGTATCCTACCTACACATAGACCAGACAAATATCATTGGATGATTCATGCGGAGCGTAATGCGTTAGCTAATTGTCTTACTAGACCAGAAGACGGAATAGCATACGTTACAGGACAATGCTGCAATGACTGTGTGATGGCCTTGTGGCAACACGGAATTACAAAAGTTGTCATGATGGATAGTCATGGAACTAAACTTTTTGATGAGGAAGCACAAAAAATATTTGACATGTTTGTACACCAAACAAAAATAACGGTAGAAAAAGTTAACCCAGACTTTTCTTGGGCAGCTAAAACCTTCGGTGTATAATCTTGTTAAGATAAGTAATTTTTTTCTCATGGCCTTGCAAACTCTAACCCAATGATTTATCATATGTGTATGACAGAATCAATTCTCTACAGGCCAAAATCATAGAATTTCTAAGGAGCTAATATGTCGGCGTTAAATGAATTACAGAATTATACCTTTGTTAGTAAGTATGCCCGTTGGATAGAAAGCGAAAATCGTAGAGAAACTTGGAAAGAAGCAGTAGATCGTGTTAAAGGAATGATGCATAAGCAATATGCTGATAAAGACGTTTCTGAACAGATTGATTGGGCTTATGACTTAATGCTTAAAAAGAAGGTACTAGGAAGCCAAAGAGCTTTACAATTCGGTGGAGAACCGATTCTCAAGCGTCACGCCAAAATATATAACTGTACTAGTTCATATTGTGATCGTTTAAGATTTTTTCAAGAGTGTTTCTGGTTATTATTGTGTGGTAGCGGCACAGGATTTAGTGTTCAAAAACATCATGTTGCAAAATTACCTAATCTTTCTACGAATAAAAAAGATAAACGTAAAGGTGTAAAATATAAAATAGAAGACAGTATTGAAGGTTGGGCAGACGCTTTAGGTGTTTTGTTAAGTTCCTACTTCAATAAGCCTGCTGAAGAAAAATTTAAAGAATATAAAGATTTGTATGTAGTTTTTGATTACAGCAACATTAGAGAAAAGGGTGCTCAGTTATCTTCTGGCGTAGGTAAGGCCCCTGGTTTTGAGCCACTACAAAATGGTTTGGAAAAAATTAGAGAATTATTAGAGGCATGTGTTGAAAGCAAACAAAAAAAATTACGACCGATCGATGCTTATGATATTATTATGCATAGCAGCGATGCTGTACTATCTGGTGGTGTTCGTAGAAGTGCGTCTTTAGCATTATTTAGTGCAGATGATGAAGAAATGGCTAAAGCTAAAACAGGCAACTGGTATGTAGATAGTCCACAGAGAGCTAGAAGCAACAACTCGGCACTATTATTAAAAGACGATACTACGTACGAACAGTTTGCAGAACTTATGGAGTCGGTTAAAGAATTTGGCGAACCGGGTTTTATCTGGAGTGATTCTACCGAAATGACATTTAATCCCTGTGTTGAAGTTGGTATGTGGCCTGTTGATGAAAAAACAGGAAGGTCTGGTTGGCAAGGATGTAATCTCTCTACTATTAATTGTTCTTCTGTTGTTGATGAAGAAGACTTTTATGAAAGATGTAAAGCTGCTGCTCTTATTGGTACATTACAAGCTGGTTTTACGAATCTAGAATATTTAGGGAATACAACTAATGCTATCTTTGAGAGAGAAGCTTTATTAGGAGTATCCTTAACTGGTATTATGGAAAAGCATGAATTAGTACTTACTGAAAAGGTGCTAAAGAAGGGTGCTAAAATCGCTGTTGATACTAACAAAGAATTAGCCAAGAAAATAAATATCAATCAAGCAGCAAGAGTTACCTGTCTAAAGCCTGAAGGCACTAGCAGTAGTATGTTAGGTACTAGTTCAGGTATTCATCCCCATCACGCAAAGAGATACATTAGACATGTACAAGCTAATATTTTAGAACCTCCATATTTATATTTTAAAAGCTATAATCCACAAGCATGCGAGAAATCATCTTGGTCAGCTAATGATACTGATGAAGTTGTCAAATTCCCTATCGAGGTTCCTGATGGTTCTAAACTAAAGAATCAATTGCCTGCTGTAGAAATGTTGGGTGTCGTAAAAGATGCTCAAAGAAACTGGGTTCACTCTGGGAAAAACAGATCTCTATGCACTCAAGATTTTTTAAGTCACAATGTAAGTAATACTGTTACTGTACAACCTGATGAATGGGAAACTGTCACTAAATTTATTTATAATAACAGAAAATTCTTTGCTGGTATTAGTCTTATTCCACAAAGTGGAGATAAAGATTATCCGCAAGCCCCCTTTACTACAGTCTATACAAGTAGGGAGATAGTTAAAGAATATGGAGATGCAGCGTTATGGTGTTCTGGATTAATTGAATTAGGCTTAAATGCTTTTGAAAATAATCTATGGTCAGCATGCGATTATATCACTCTTAAACAAGAAGGAGAAAAAGACTCAGAGGACAAAAAGTTATTTGCATTAAAAATGCATAGATTTGCCACTAAGTATTTTGAAGGAGACTTTAAACGTGTCACTTACTGCATGAAAGATGTATATAACTGGAAAAGATATAAAGATCTCTATGAGAGCTTTACAAAAGTCGATTATACACAGCTATTAGAAACTGAGGACAATACCGTAGGAATAGAAGAAATTAGTTGTGCTGGCGGCGCCTGTCTGATTTAATCTTTTGTCCTAGTGAGGTAAAATTTTGAGAAAACGAAAAAAAAGCAATACAAATAAGGGTACTATACATATACAGGGAAATAAAACAAGCAGTGAAAAACCAGAAGATATAGTCATTGGATTTAAGAACAGGTTAAAACCCAGAAGTTTAAACCAAAGAGATTATATAAGAACGGTTGCTGAAAGTACTATTTCTTTTTGTCAAGGAGTGCCGGGTAGTGGTAAAACACATATCGCTGTAGGTATGGCATTAGAATATCTGTTAGATGAACAAGTTAAAAAGATCGTCATTACCAGACCTATTGTTGAAGCTGGTGAGAAATTAGGCTTTTTACCTGGTTCAGCAGAAGATAAACTTCACCCATATCTTTTACCATTATTTGATGAAATAGAATATTTTTTACAAATGCATCATTTTAAGAAACTAAAATCTCTTAGGCAGATTGAGATAGTACCTTTAGGTTTAATGAGAGGACGAAGTTTTCATGAATCATTCATTATTGCTGATGAGTGTCAAAATGCTTCGTACGACCAATTAAAAATGTTGCTCACAAGAATTGGCATAGATAGTAAAATGGTCTTGACGGGTGACCTAGATCAATCTGATCTACAAAGTCCGAGACAGGGTGGTTTACAATCTATTATTGAAAGACTACAGGATGTAGACGGCGTAGGTTTTTCTAAGCTAGAAACATCAGATATTGTTCGTAATCCCATTATAGCTGATATTGTTCATAGGTTATGACAAATCATAAAGATTGTTTAGTCCTAAATGCTGATTATTCTCCAATTGGTATTATCGATTGGAGAAAAGCTATGGTGTGGTCTTTTCGATATACAAATTTTCAATATTCTGGCATAGAAATTATAGATTATTATAATGATGACTATATAATTGGGGTACGTAAACATTTAAAAATTCCTGCTGTGGTAAAAACTGCTAAGTTTTTTAAAGTGCATAGTCATAACGTAATATTCTCTCGTAAAAATTTATTTATAAGAGATGATTATACATGTCAATATTGTGGTGCTAAACCTAACATGAATCAGTTAACGTATGACCATGTGGTACCAAAATCTAAATGGCCTCACCCTAAAACATCATCTACGTCTTGGACTAACATAGTAACAGCCTGTTTCAAATGTAATTGTAAAAAGGGTAGTAAAACTATACAACAGGCAGGAATGACACTTAAAAACCAACCTGTGGTTCCACAAAAGACAAGAAAATACTTGCATGTAATGCATCAGTTGCTTACTATAAGGAAAGATATTCCAACCGAATGGAAACTGTACGTTAAAGATTTTATAAAATAATGCCAACCTATACATATTTTTGCGAATTGTGCATGAAGTCGTTCGACTTATTCGCTACTATGAACGATTATAAAGATATACAAAAGTGTCCAAGCTGTAAAAGAACTTGTCCGAGAGACTATGATGACATGTTAACACTGAGTAGTTCTGTAGTAAAATCCGATTCGGAACTTGGTACTATTGGAGATTTGGCAAACAGAAATAGAGATAAATTAACAGCAGATCAAAAAACAGCATTAGATCACAAACACACTAAATATCAAGATAATAAACTTAAAGATGAACTAACTAAAGAATTACCAAAGGGTATGTCACGAATGGCAAAACCTAAGTATAAACCTAAATGGAGCTGACATGGCATTTTTTCAACAAAAAGACAATATTTATAAAAGAGAAATGAATATTAATGATGAAGATTTAACATCAGTATTTTATACATTATCAGGACAAGAAGATGATATTGTAGATGATAAGCCGATTAAGTCTACAGAAAGCGAAGAAGTATATGCAAAAATACTTCAGAAAAAAGACGGATCATACAAACGCATGATCAGAACATCTGCTGATGGCAAATTATATAATCCAGTATCAATTTATGGTCAAGAAAAAACCAATGGTTTCTTGGATAGAATATGTAGATCTAATGATAAATTTAAAACAGTTAACGAAAAAGCTTTTAATTGGTATGTTCAGTTTTTAACTACTAAAAATCTAAGCTGGTTTCATAATGCAGAAAGAGAGATCGAATAATGGGTAGAATTAATAGGACACAAAAATATGCTGCTATGTGGTTGCATAGTCAAGGATGGCCTGCTAATAAAATTGCTAACGAGTTAGAATTAACAGATTCGCAAATTAAAAATGCAATTAAAGGTTCACAATCAGAAGAAGTAAACGGCATTAGAACAAAATCATCTGTAGTATCTAAAGATCCGAATTCTAAGAATTTAATGATTACGGAAACTAGTTCTGGTAAACACAATGTTGCAATAATGACTAAGTCTGCTTCAGAAAAAAATGACTCTGCAAGTAAAGCTCATAGGCAATCTACTCCTCCAGAAAACCCCAACATATTTAGACCTAATGGATAATACAGACCCTCTTGAAAATATAGACTTAACGGATGAAGAAAAAACATTTCTTGAGTCTATCGGTAAAAAAATTACAGACAATATGGAGTCCGTAAAAAAGGATGTACAGGAAAATCCTGAGAAGTGGCTTGACAACCCTCGAATACTTCAAGATGATCCTATAGAACCAAGACATATAACGGATTACGAAAGAGAAGTATACATTTCTTTAAATATAGAAATGACAGCTATAGATGAAACTGGTAATTTTAAGGAAATATTACAACTACTTAGTAATTCATACCACATACCTGTAGCATCTGGTGTGGACTATAATGTAAAAGTGCATGAATTTATAAATAAATTTGATCAAGGACTAGGAGATTGCGCACAAAAAATTAGCATTCAAAAAAATGAGCAAAAAGAATAGTTATATATCAAAATACTCCAATGGTAAATCGGTTTCTCCTGCCCAGTATATAACAGAACTTGTTTGTGAAAGAAAAGCACAGAAAGACAAGAAAGATTTACATTATAGGTTTTGGTTGTCTAAGGAATGGGAAAAGTATTTTAAAAATCAAATAGGTTCTGCTCATAAGCTTCTTAAGACCTATTCAGATAAGGCAATAGTAAAAGCATTGTTAACAGCAAAAGGTAAGAAGATCTACTCGTTGCGAGCACCCCATCTTCCTGATATGATAGAACAGGAACAAAAGAAACTGGATGTTGAAAACAAATTATTTACTAAAGAAGTAGATAGAAAATCAGAAGTTTCATACAGCAAGTTAAAGACAAAAAAGGGTATAATTTCCAAGCTAGAGGATTTAGATAATGGCACTTAAAGAAGATATCAAAAAACAGTTTGGTGATCAGATAGTTCTGTCTGGTAATTCTATCATTGATAAGGATCAAGTTATTATTCCGGTTAGTCCAGCATTAGACTTAGGTCTAGGTGGAGGTATTCCAGAAGGTAGCTTTGTTATTTTTACTGGTCAGCCTAAATGTGGCAAAACAACATCATCCTTGGATTTCACTGCGACAGCACTGAACAAAAAATATCAGGGTGCTCTAGAAAAACCTCGCCAAGCGTTTTACCTAAATATTGAAGGTAGGTTAAAGAAAAGAGATTTACAAGGAATAACAAACTTAGACTTAGATCGTTTTGAAATTATTGGTTCTCAGCAAGGTAAAATTTTACATGGCGAAGAATATCTAGCAATTGCAGAACGTATCATTAATGAAATTCCTGGTTCTATTCTTATTATAGACTCATATTCTGCATTATGTACAGAAGCAGAAATTACATCTGATATGAGTAAAATGCAAAGAGCAGACGGTGCTAAGTTATTATCTAAATTTTGTCGCAAGGTAGCTAATGTGATACCTGTGAATAAAAATATTGTGATTGGCATTACTCATTTGATGGGTAATCCTACAGGATACGGTAAAGCATTCAAGGAAAAGTCGGGTCAATCCGTAGCATATCAAACAGATGTAAAGTTATGGGCTGAACAGGTAGAAGCATGGAATGAGCCAGCTACAGGACCACAGATTGGTCAAAAAGTTACATGGAAGATTGTGACTTCTGCACTTGGTCCTCCGGGAGCTAAAAGTGTTAGTTATTTACGTTATGGTCATGGTATAGATGGTGTGCATGAGTTAACAGAATTGTGTGCAGATTTGGGGATTATAAAAAAAGGTGGTGCTTGGTATACTTTAATATCTGTTAAGGATACCCCTAAATTTCAGGGAGCAGCAAAAGTTAGAGACTATTTAACAGCCAATCCTAAAGTTGCAGACCAATTACACAAAGAGTTAAAGGAAATGATGGGACTCACAATATGAGTAGGACTGTTGTTAACCTAGATGGAAGTATTGTAAAGTTAAATCTCTCCAGAGGTATTACTCGCGCTTCTGGGAGAAATACTAGATCTAAATACCATATTGCAGCAAGACAACTAATTAAAGAATGTTTTCCCACTCTACAAGTGTGTGAAGAAATAACAGTACCTCTAAAAAAAGGACACACAGTATATTTAGATTTTTTCCTACCTTTGAATAATAAATGTATAGAAGTTCACGGGGAACAACACTATAAGTTCATTCCTCATTTTCATCAGACTATGATGGGTTTTGCTAAACACAAACAAAGAGATAGAGAAAAACAAGAATGGTGTGACTTAAATAGTATTGAATATATTGAGTTACCATATAACGAAGACATTGAACAGTGGAAGCGGAGAATTCTAAATGATGAATACAGCAAAGACCTCTAAAGAGCAGGTCGAATTTTGGGATAGTGTTTTAGATGATTATGAAAAAGGCATTGGTCTTCCTAACTATTCTAATGATAGTTTACCAGAACAAGAATTACAAGAATATTTAACAATGAATAGAAATGTACTTGAAAAATTAGATATAGTACAATGTGCAGAAATTGCATATAGAATTGGGCAATACGGTTTCCATGTTCAAAGAACTTTGAATCGTGAACAAGCCCGTATGAATTGGGCTGAGAATGAAATAAAGATTACAATTGCAGATGAAATTAATAATTATAAAGGTTATGGATATATAGAAAAATCTTCACAAGCTATTAAACACAATGACAAAGCAAACCAATTAAATAAAATTGTGACATTTGCTAAACAGCGTATGGATCGTTTAACTTACTTATCTAGTTCATTAAAAAATCTTTCAGACATTTTAATTTCTATACAAAGAGCAAAAGGGATGGTGAAAAATGGGTGAGAACCTTTCGGAAAATCAAATCAAACAGATGATTTCTATGTTAAAAGGTATGTTACCAGAAGATACTAATAGTGAGCCTAAACCTGAAGCTGAAGCTGAAAGTCCTATTAGAACTAGAGGTAGTAGAAAACCACAATTTATAGAAAACAAATTTGATAGTATGGCAGAAAAAAATCTGCATAAAGCAGATATTGCTATAGATAAAAAGTTAAGTAAGTATGGCCCTACTCCTAGAACTCGAACATTTAAAACTATTAAGGTTACATGTAGAGTTTGTGGAAAAACAGAAGAGGTTAATCCTACTTTGTTAACAGATACTCAACAAAGATACAAGTGCAACGATTGCTCAAGGAGTGCTGGATAATGGTGCTTTCGGATACAGCAGCAGAAAGAGCAGTATTAGCTGGTGTTTGTCAGTATGGAGATGATGCATATCTTGATATAGCAGATATCGTACAAGACACTTCCTTTACCGTTGACAGTAATAAGATTATTTTTCAGTGTTTAAAAACTATA